AAATTTGCTCAAGAGTATATGAACGATGCTCGTGATGTAACCAATGCTGCATTTAAAATAGATAGAATACAGTATTACAATGGTACGTTTAAAAACAAAGGAAATATGCCTTACATTTTTGAGGGAGAAGAAGCGATACCAATTAATGTATACATCGGAGTTGATTTGGCGGCAACGGCAAGTGAAACTTCTGACTATCAAGTTATTATGGTTATGGGTATTGATTCAAATAATAATAGATATGTTCTTGATTACTACAGAGAAAGAATTCCAGCATTTGATGTACCATCTAAAATAATTGAGTATGCTAAAAAATATTCTCCTATAAGAAGAGTGACCATTGAAACTGTCGCAGCTCAAGAAATGGTAAGAGATATGGTAACTCGTATGTCTGTAAAAGAAAAAAGACTTATGCCCGGAATATTTAAAGGTGTTAAACCACCAGCTAGGATTAAAAAAGAAGATAGGCTGGAAACAGCATTAGGTCAAATTGTTAATTCTAAAAAACTTTATATCTATAGACACATGACAGAATTAGTGGATGAGTTTTTTGAACACCCAAAACCACGCCATGATGACTTGTTGGATGGATTGTATTATGCTGACTACTTTGCAAAAGCACCTAAGTCGCAAAGAATGAANCAAGATAAGATGGTCAATCCTAAAGAAAACGAGGTGTATAGAAAATTTAAAAAGACTTACAACTGGATGACAGGAGCTAAAGGATAATTTACTATTGTTAAATAGTAACAATGTTTTGTATAATCAGCCCAATGCCCCACTTCGGAAAAAAGTCTAAAGAACGTCTTAAAGGCGTTGANAATAAACTTATTAAAGTTTTAAATGAGCTTATAAAGATAATGGATGTAACTATTATCGAGGGTGTAAGGTCTTCTGAAAGACAAGAAAAGCTTCTTAAACAAGGGGCGACTAAAGTAAAATACTCTAAACATATGGAAGGAAAAGCTGTAGACCTAGCACCCTATCCAATTGATTGGGATGATTTAGAACGGTTTTATTATATGGGTGGTATGATACGAGGAATTGGTAAAGAATTAGGAATTAATGTTCGTTGGGGCGGAGATTGGGATAGCGATGGAAACATACGAGACCAATCATTCAATGACTTAGTTCATGTAGAAATTAAAGGCTAATGGCATCATCTGATACAATTGTTGTAAACGGAGTGCCAAGTGGCTCATTTGTTATTAATCGAGATTCGGCTGTTGCAAACAAAGAGATAATAGACGCTATGTATAAAAATAAAAAAAAGATGAAAAAATATAATTATGGGGGTCAAACTAACCCTATGAATGAAAACATTGTTGTTGGTGATGGTGAGGCTCTTATGGACAACTCTATGGTAAATCAATACGGACTTGGCGTTATGCAAATGCTTAATCAGAAACCAACTGCTCACGAAAGCATTGATGGGTTAATTGCATCTGCACAACTTTCTAATATGCAAAATTTTAAAGGAGGTGGTTACGTATCTGGAGCTGGGAACATGATGAGGGAAACTGGTATGCCTACTATGGGTTATAAAAGAGGTGGTTATGTTCCTAAGATGGGAAATATGATGCGTGAAAGCAATATGCCTACTATGGGTTATAACGATGGCGGGTATGTTAATGAGTACGAAGACGGTGGTATGACCAATAATTTAAAAAAAGTTCCTAGTGACAATCCGGGTTTAGGAAAGTTGCCAAAAATGGTTAGAAACAAAATGGGGTATATGCAAGATGGTGGCATGACAGATGACCCTTTAAACATTGATGCTAGAATGTCTATGGGAAATCAAGGTCAAAATATGGGAATGATTAGTGGAGAGTTTGGAGCACAAAATATTCCCCCAGCTTGGATGCAACCGGCTATGCCAGAAATTCAAAGCCCACAACAGGCGGCAGCTTTTCAAGATATGATTAACAAGTTAATGGTAGAAGAGGCTTTAAAAAAAGCAAGAGAAGCGGGAGAACAAGTACAACCAGAAAGAATTGAAATGTCTAATGAAGCATATTCTTTACAAGACCTTATACCTCAAATGAATCAAGAAATGAGTAATATAATGCAACTTCCATTGTATCGAGCAAATAATATGTCTAATCTTGGAAGAGGTATGATAGACCGATAATGCCAGAAAAAATTCAAAAAGACCCTAGGGCTGATGTAAACGAACAGCTCTATAGAGAGTGGAGCGATGCTAGAGCAGATTGGGATGAAGAAGCACGTAAAGATATTGATTTTTATTTAGGAAATCACTTTACTACTGATGAGTCAGATGAACTTCAATCTCGAAACCAAGCAGATGTGCCTATGGATAGAGTATCTGCAGCAGTTGAAAAGTTTAAAGCAGTTTTAACATCAAGACCTCCAGCGTTTACAATTACGCCTAGGGAAGACTCAGATGTTCAAATATCATCTGTGTGGAGAACTATCGTAGGATATATATGGCAAATATCTGATGGCGATGCTCAAATGAAACAAGCTATACACGATTATGCTACAACAGGACTTGGTTATCTTTATGTATATACTGATAGAGAATCTGACTTTGGCAAAGGAGATATTAAGTTTACATACATAGACCCTTTTCGTGTATATATACCACCTTCTTCAAGAAATAGATGGGCGGATGACGCAGATGGAATTATTTTATCTACTGTGCTTACAGGCGAACAAGTTTTAAATTTATATCCAGAGCTAGGAGACCAGCAAGACCCAGAAACAGGCGAGTTAATTGAAGGTTTAATTAATAGCATATCTGAACATTCAGATAATTATGATAGAGATTATCCAGCGTCTCAAAACAAAAATTCAACTACCGTATTTACTCCAGCAGAAGTTAAAGATAAAGATTACGTACAAACAAAAAGTTATAGAATATTAGAAAGATTTTATAAAGTTAAAGTTCCTTTTTATATTGTGGTTAGTACGCAAACTGGCGATGAAATGGTTTTATCGGAAAATGAGTTTGTTGAGTTTAGCGAAGAAAACAAAGATGTGTTAGAAGCCGGTCTAATGGATGTTCAACAAGTATATCAAACAAGAGTGAAGGTATGTGCGTCTATCGGAGAAATTATTTTATATGAAACCGTTTTAAATACAGACATATATCCAATTGTTCCTCTTCCAAATGTTTGGACAGGCACACCTTATCCTAAGTCAGATATATCAAGAGCAAGACCTATGCAGAGACTATTAAACAAGTTATGGTCTTTAGCGTTGTCTCACGCTCAAGCATCTGCTGGGTTAAAGCTACTAGTTCCTTTAGGGAGTGTAGATGATATATCTCAACTAGAACAAGATTGGGCAAATCCTAATGCAGTTATTGAAGTAGATTCTTCTCAAGGAGAACCACACTATCCACAACCATCTCCTCTTGCTGGTGAGTTCTATAAACTAATACAGCAATGCGAATTTTATATTGATTTTATATTTGGTTTGCCAGAAATGATGCACGGTTTTTCTGATAAGGCACCAGACACGGTTCGTGGCACAGAAAGAATGATTGCACAAGGAAGTGAAAGACCTAAGTCTAAACTTAGAGATATTGAATTTTCTATTAATCGCCTTGGTAAAGTAATTTATAATTTATCTAAAGGNCANTATACTTATAAAAAAATGTTTAGGTTAGCNCAACCTAACAACGATATGACNGAAGCAATGGTTAATTTTTATACAGATGTATCTGGAGCTGTTGTTGATATTAAAAAAGAAAAGTATAACATAGAGCAACACGATATAAGAATTGAACCGGGTTCTACTATGCCAACTAATAAGTGGGCAGAACTTAGTGTTTATTTAGAAGCCTTTCAATTAGGAATTGTTGATAGGTTAGAGGTTCTTAAAAAGAATCCAGAAATTTTTGACAAAGAGGGTATTATGAGAAGAACGGATGAGCGTGAGCAAATGCAACAACAAATCCAAGCCCTTAATGGTCAGTTAAAGAATTTGCAAGGTGACTTGCAAACAGCCCAAAGAGAATCTGTTCAAGATAGAAAACGAGTTGAAGTTGAAAAGTTTAAATCAAAACTTTCAGAAGTTAATTCCGATTCTAAAGCGGACAGAAGAGTACAACGTAATAAACTAGAAACAGAGGTGAAGCTTGAGGTTGAGAAATTAGCAAACCGNATTGGTCGTGAGGCTGATAAGGTTGTTGGTTCTGCTCAAAAACCAATATAGACATCTTACAAGGAGATAGTATGGAATCGTTACAAAACAATGAGGCAAATGTCGAAGCTCAAGCGAATGGAGATGAAATGTTATTAGCAGAGCAAGAAGCCTTGGGGCAACATGGGCAACCAGTTGTCGCTGAACAATCACAGGAACAGCCTTTAACGGAAGAATCAGAAGCTAGGAAATTTCAATCAATGTATGACCGNAGTCAATCGGAATTACAGGGGTTAAAAAAATATGAGCCATTGGTTAATCTTTTAGAGTCTCGACCAGATTTAGTTCAGAAACTCCAAGACGGAATTGCACAACAACCTACTGATACACAACAATCACCTCCCGGTATAGGTAAAGACGAATTTAATCCTTGGGAAGCGTTTACAGAAGACGGTTCTGCATCAAATCGCCANGTACAAAACAAAATAGAAAACATGGCAAATCAAATAGTATCTAAAAAAATGGCTCAACAACAACAGCAAATGCAAACGCAAATGCACTTAAACAATACGGTCAATGAACTTAGAAATACTTATAAGATGTCGGACAATGAAGTTANNGATTTTCTACAATTTACNACTCAACCTAAAGAGGCTGTTGGTATGGGAAATCTTGTTAANCTGTATCGTGATGTCAAGGGCAATAATCAAAACACAGATACTATAAGTGCAGTAAAAGCTGCACAAGATGCTCCTCGCTCTGCTGGNGTTTTACAGGGTCAAGCACCACAAGTTAAAAGTGATGTAGACACCATGTGGGAATCAGTTATGAGTGCGGGAAATCGTAGTAAGGTTTTATAATTAAACTAGGAGAATAAAATGCCCAACTATAATAGTGGACAAGTAAAATTTGGAACTCCGGGTGCGGTTATTGACAGTACCATTCCGTCACGTAGACTATATGACTTTAGTGATAGAATTGCTGAACTAGCTCCAGACGAATCTCCATTTTTTGTATACTTGTCAAAAGTAGGAAAAGTTCCAACTTCTGATTCTCAATTTAGATATTTAGAAGATAGAACTAAAGTAGCAATAGCCGATAGAAGCTTTTTGTCAAAAGGCGGAGCAACACTTGTTGCAGAAGGAAGTAATATGAATTTGGTGTTTGACACCGTTAGCGGAGCTTCTGTATCATGGCTTATTCCGGGAATGACAGTTGCAGTATCTTTAAATGCCGCAGCTTCTGGAACAACGCCTTCGTTTGGAAATGTAAGGATAAACACAGTTGATAATACCACTACTGGTCAAACAACTTGTGGTGTCACTTCAATTTCAACGGTAGCTGGTTCATCTATGACAATTGCAGATAATGCACAATGTACGGTTATTGGAACTTCTTTTGAAGAAGGCTCTGGCAGTCCAGATGTATGGTCTCAAGAGTTAGAAAACGGATTTGGGTATACTCAAATCTTTAAAACAGCTTGTGAAATGTCTAACACAGCAAGAGCTACAGTTTATCGTGGTTATGCTGATGAATGGCAACGTATTTGGAATCTTAAATTGCGTGAGCACAAAGTAGATATTGAACGTGCTATGTTATTTGGACAACAGGCTTCACGAGGTGGTATTCAATACACCGATGGTCTTGTTGGTCAAATAGTGAGAAACTCAACAGTAGAAGGTGGCGGTGCTCAAGTGTCATATACCGAAGATAAGTCTTATTATAAATCTAATACGGCAACTCAATGGACTTATGATGATATGCTTACTGACTTTGAAGTAATTTTTGACCCAGCTAGGGGCGGAAGCACTTCAAAATTAGCATTAGCATCTATGCCTGTTATGTCTCATTTTAATAAGATGGGAAGTGACGGTTTTATAGGCAAGAGCATGACTGCTGACTTAATTAACTATAACATAGAAAAAGCTCAAGGTACGTTTGGACATAGAGTGGTGAAAGTAGATACTATTCACGGAGACGTAACCTTAGTAAAAGAACCTTTATTTAGAGGTTTTGCAAATGGATTTATGGCTTTAGTTGACCTAGACCACGTTTCTTATAGACCGTTAGTTGGTAACGGTATTAATAGAGACACTTCTATTACAACTAATGTGCAACAAGCGGATGAAGATTTACGTAAAGACATGATTCTTACCGAAGCGGGTCTTGAAGTATCTCTACCAGAAACTCACGCACTTATTAACTTAGAGGCGGTGTAACATGAGAAGTGACGTATTAAACACAAATAGTAATAGTTTAGCATTACCACCAAGTAAAGGTATTGTTAAAATAGAATCTAAGCTTATTGACTTTACAGCTTCTTCTGCTAATATTGATTCTGGGGCAATGTCTGTTCCGGGTAACTCAATTATTACTAAGTTGACCGCTGTAGTTCATACTGCTTTAGCTCATGCAAGTGCAACAGTTGGAGTTAGTGTAGGTACGGCAGCTGGAGGTACGCAGTTTACTGGTACTCTTGATGCTGACTGCCTTGAAGGTAGCGGAACATCTGTTGCGGCTGGAATTGGGTCATCTACTGATGATGTTTTAACTGCGGCTTTAGGTGGTACAGCTATATTGGGAACATTTGCGGCTTCTTATAGAGCTGCTGATACAGATGTTCACTTTAGAACTAAAGCATCTACAGGTGCTTTTACCGCTGGTAAAATGTGCTATATTGTTGAATATATAGAACTAGCATCTAACTAATCTTAATTAAATAAAGATAATAGTCCTTAGAGCTATGGGGAGCGTCGTATAAAGGATGCTCCCCGAATCTAAAAAGGAAAATATGAATTGCAAACATTGTGAAGCTCCAAATAAAGAAGGTTGGTTTTATTGTAAGTCTTGCGGAAAGAAAGCGTCTGTTCGTAAATTTACAAGTACCATGTTTATGAGAAGTGAACTAGGTAAAAGAACTGATATTGAAATATCAACAATGAGTATGGATGACAGCATTAAACAAATGAACNAAGCAAACCGTGCCTAAGAAAAAACCAGNTAGTAGAAAAAAATCTCCAGCTTGGCAACGCAAAGCGGGTAAAAACCCTAAAGGTGGATTAAACGCAAAAGGCAGAGCTAGTTATAAAAAACAAACTGGTGGAACTTTAAAAGCNCCAGTTAAATCTGGAGATAACCCNAGAAGAGCTAGTTTTCTTGCACGTATGGGNNNTATGCCCGGAGCAGAAAAAAAGAACGGTAAACCTACTAGGTTATTACTTTCTTTAAGAGCTTGGGGTGCNAGTTCTAAAGCAGATGCTAAGAAAAAAGCGGCAGCAATAAGCAAAAGAAATAAAGCTAAAAAGAAAAAGAAGTAATTATGAAAGGCGTAAGACATTATACAAAAGAAGGAAAGACTTGGAAAGGTGGTATGCACAAAATGAAAAACGGTGATTTGCATAGCGGTAAAACCCACACTAAGTCATCTCAAAAATTATATCACTTTGGAGAGTTAAGTAAAAAATCTAAGGTTACTGCTAAAAAAAGTTGGAGAAAAAAATAATGCCAAAGAAAAAGAAAAAAGGTTTATATGCTAACATCCACGCTAAGAAAAAAAGAATTAAAGCGGGTAGTGGAGAAAAAATGAGAAAGAAAGGTGCAAAGGGTGCTCCAACAGCTAAAAATTTTAAACAAGCAGCTAAGACCGCTAAAAAAAGAAAGAAGAAAAGATAAATAGTAAATGGCTACATTTGAAGAACAAGTAGAGGCATTAACAAGTCTAAGTATAGACGGCAGTAGTGCACCAACTCTAAATGAGTTAAGTCAATTTTTATCAGACGGTGCTATGGAAGTTATAAATTCTATGCCACCTAATTTAAAAATGTTTTGTGCTACCGAAGATACTTTTACAAGCACAGCAGTAGGTAGTGAATCTGAAACATTAACCTCTGCTAAAGTTTTATCGGTAACTCGCAGAGATGGTTCAAGTGTCGAACAACCCTGTAGATTAATACCGGCAACATTAAGAGGTAGGGCTTCTGATAGCGATGATATGATAGCAGCAACAGCGAGTGACCCTGTTTATTATGTTTACAATGGTAAGTTAAATGCTTTACCAGCTTCCGGTTCTTGTAAATATTTAGAGATTACTAGTCAATCGGTAGCTTATGGAGACTCGGCAATAAGTAGTTTTCCAGATGAGTATGAATATTTAGTTCCTTTATACGCATCAATTAAGTCATTGCAAAATACTATGGCTAATATGAATACTTTGTCTGCTATTGATACAACTTCTTTAGGTGCGGTTGTAACTTCTATAGGAAAAGTAACCGCTGAAATTGAAGAAGCTAATGTAGAAGTAGATGATGCGGTAGCTGAAATTTTAGAATCAACCGCATTAGTTGATGCTTCCTCGTCTGGTATTAAAACCGCTATAGACGCTATGGCAGTTGCTAATGCAAAATTTAGAGCAGACGGACAAGACCCAGCTTTATTTGGTGACGACTCTGTATACCATACTGGCAACAAATCTTTAGCAAAAGTTAAAACTTATGTAGATAGAGCTATAAGTTATATTGATGGAAACCACCCTAACGCTAATTATGACCTAACTGCTAATCTAGCTGATATTGATGCAGAACT